CTCTCAACTGGCGCTCTCCTAAACAAGTCTTGAACTCTTTCCCCTTTCTGTAACACTTCATTGACAAACCTACACCTGCGGGCCGCCGGGGCGTAAGAAACCGCTTGCCAAAACGCCGCCACAGTGGTATACTATCTAGGTACTTATTTTTGCTGGTGTGGCGCAATGGCAGCGCAACTGATTTGTAATCAGTGGGTTGCAGGTTCGACTCCTGTCACTAGCTCCAAGAAAAGGCCGAAGATGCGTTGAGAAAACTGCATCTTCGGCCTTTTCGCTTTGTGTGGAGCATCTTCGGCAGTTGAAATGGTCAAGTTTTGGTCAACTTTCCCTCAGAAAGGATCTCCGCCACCCGCTGCCAGAGCTCCGGGTGCTGCCGGAGCAAAGCTATAAACTCGGCTTCCTCCGCCGTGAGCGGCCTGTCTTCTTCATGTACGCTATCCATACCCATGCCTCCCTTCGCCATCCATTCTACTTAGCAAAAGCTCAGGATGTGGCATAATGGGAGGAAATCACACATTGCGTTAGAAAGCCCGCCGGGGAGTGATCCTCGACGGGCTTTTCACTTAAGAAGCCTTATATAATTTCCATAGCTTACAGCCGAGCCCAAGAAAGGCAATAACAAACACAACAATAGCAATAATAAACGTCCAAATAGAATGATTTACAATATATTGAAAAATTGGGCTTCCGATACCATTGCAGATAGCAAACCACATCCCGCAAAATACTGCAAATAGAAGTAGAAGGATATAATTACAAAGGAATACAATAGGATATTGCTGAACCAGATTCTTTGCATTTTCTTCTGACGGAGATATTTTTGCTACGCGCAGAACAAAATACATAAATCCAAATAACAGATTCATTAAACAGAATGCCCACGCAACAGCAATAATCAAAGAAGGCAAAACAGACTTTTGCTCGTTTAGATAATTCAATAAGTTATCTAGGGATGAAATTCCACCAAAAACAATGAAAGACAGTGCTGTGAAAAGGGCAACTAGGCCGATTAGTTGAGATGTCAAGTCTTTTGTGGCTTCCGAGAGCTGAGACGTTAGTTCTTCTGCCGCTTCTGATATTTTTGGCTCAAGCTCGGATGAAATCTGCTGGCGTAAACCTTCACGGTTATCAGTAAACATAAGTTGTTGCTGATTTGCTAGGTTGACATGATCGTAAAATTTTACAATCATCCTGTAAAGCCGCATCCTTTTTTCATCGCTTTCGTTTTCATGGGGGCGAATTTTGGTTGTTGCATATTCCATAACCTTGTCAAGATTACCTAAAAAAGTGTCAAATTCTTTTTCAGACTTTCCAAATATATGGCTGCTTATAGCGGAATAAAGTAACCGGTTGTTATAATCCTCAATGTAAGCTTCCAAATGCTGTACCCATACAGAGCAATCAAAGGACTCGTCGGATGAGCTTTGGTCTAGCATTGAGCACAACTCTGCAACCTGGGTCTGCATCTCATCCATGAGCACATTATGTGAGGATGATAAAAAATATTGCTGTTTAGAACCTCTATGTAAAATTTGATCTGGTTGTTCTTTTGTTTTGTCTGCGGTTGGCATACTCAAGACTCCTTAAAATAGTGATACATAGAAGAAATCGTAATTTCGTTGTCAAGCGGATTCTGGTATGCAAATTTCCATGGATTTTGCGAATGAGTCATGTCTACAAGCGTTGATGTTGAGTAATCGCTACAAGAATCTAGCATAGAATCTATCAACACTTTATCGGCATCATCTATATGCCTAAACGATGTCTTAGTGTATGGGATAGCATTACTACCATAAAATTTGTATGCGCGATATACTTCTGGAACTACTGGGCCATAATCCCAAGCCTCCATCCTTTCTGTGAAACATGGAGCGTCCTTTTGGACAATGAATTGAGCTTGAACAAAATAAAGTAACTTTTGAAGACGAAGATTGCTGACCGTTCTACCTTGTGAGGCTTCACGGTAAATGATGTACTCGGCAATATCGCGTGCTTGGTAAGTCATAAGTGTGCCTCCTCCTTATAATTTCTCCTATATTATATTATATCATATCTGTAAAAATTAGTGTGTACTTTGGAAAGCAATTTTTTATGCTTTTTGTAAAAATTTTCTACGCTTTCAGCCCGCCAGCCCTCCTGGCGGGCCTTTTTTATTTGTCCTCCCCCGACTTCAGCACTGACAGTGCGGCCCGCTGCAGTGCGGGATCAGCCGCCCGGAATGCCTTGAGCATTTCCGCCTCATTGACTGTTAGATCACTGGTTTGCAGCGGCCTCCGCTCCTTTACGTCAGATTCGCCACAAAGGTATGCGACAGTAGTTCCCAGCGCTTGGGCGACAATCTCTAGCTGATCTTCAGATGGGGCAGATTTCCCTTTTGCCCAGTCGTTAAAAATCACTCGATTTCGATTCAATTTTTCCGCGACGGTGGTTTTCTTGATGCCGGTTTCCGCAAAAAGACTGTTTAATCTGTCAATGTCTAACAAAAATAAGACCGCCTTTCTGTTCAAGGTGTAGAAAGCTAATTATAAGAAGATTGCCGTCTTGAAATCTAACTAAACGGAGATTATAATATAAATGTAAACACATTTCTATCCACACCCTCTACGAGGAGGGGGACATTACAGGTTTCTACCCACACTCCCTAGATAGGAGCGACAAGAAGCAAAGGATTATTCGATCTTAGGCCCGGGTCCCCGATTTACC